AGTATGTAGTTTAGTTAAAAATGGGATAATGATCTTTTCAACTTGTTCCAATCTCTCTCTGAATTCTTCTACCGTGTCAGCTTTTTCTGAAATAACTTTATTATATTCTTCTTCGCTGACGGCAGAAAATCCGAAATCATCATCCATTTCATACTGTTTCGCTAACTTATCAAAATCTATGAGTGCCATAATTATTCCTATTTTGCAATAATAAATTTACCAGAATCTTCTGTTCTAGATGTTATGTATTTAAATAATTCCTGTATCAATCTATCTGATGGTGAAACATAATCTTGTGCATTTGAAATGTTTCTTTTATTTTTTTCCAACCATTCTATGAGTGTAGGAAAAACTTCATTTGTAACCAACATAGCACTCAAAGCACCACGCTCTTCATCAAATTCTGCTCTAGCCATTTTTTTAGCTTCTGGTTTTTTCAATCTTTTATCTTTTTCTTCCCATTCTTTTCGTAATTTTTCGGCTTGAACTTTATATTTTTCATTGACTTTTTTATAATCATTAAAAAGTTTTGTTGCTAATTGTTTATCGATATATGAAACAATATCACAAAATATATTCCATGAACCAATAGAACCACCTCTTGCTTCCATGTCTCTACTTTCTAATTCGGCTTTCATGGTTGCCCTAGATGCATCATGCCTAATCTTAATCATTTCACGATCAGATTTTGAAAATTTTATTTGTAAGTCTCTAGTTTGTGGTTGTTTTAAAGTATATTTTTTCCATGGTTGTTTTAATCCATGATATTGATATTTTAATATGGCTGTTTGTTCTTCTACTTTATCAAAGTTCACCTTTTTGATTGTTACAGTATTTGTTTGTTTCTTTAATGATATTGGTAATAGATCACCTGATGTTATAAGTTCACTAATCATGTTATTCATAATATCAAAACCATAGCTTTTACCACGACCAGTTACATATAAATCTACATTTTCTTTTATTCGTTTTGTTGCTTTGTCTGTAGCAAAATATATGTCAGCTGGTGACCATTTGTTTACATCACCAAAAGCTGGAGCTGGTTTGTTTTTATTCGCTATCTTAAAAAGTGCTTCAATGTTTTTCATAACCACCTTATCACCACGGTAGTACCAAACATCACTAACATTAGGTTTCTTTGCAAATCCTGAGGAGATAGTTGTTATGTCCTCTACTAATTTTTTACCAATCAATGCTGAAGAAATATACCATGTTTTTTCTGTCATTAAGAAGCCTTCTATATCACCATAAGGTATCTTCTGAGCACCAGTTGAAGCTTCAGTAAATTTATCATAGATAGACTGCAATGAATCATTCTTTGCCTTGAAAACACTTTTCCATTTTCTATCGAATTTAGAAAAATCATCCAATTCTTTATTTTTAGGATCTAAGAATTCACCTAGACTTTTTCCTTTGATTTGCAAATAATCTGCAATCGCACAAAAGAAGGCTTGTGATGATTCAGCTAGTGAGGTGGTATCGGCCATTTTAAGTTAAATAAAAATATTTATCTGATTATTTGTATGTCTTTTCCAGAGGTCCAGATTTCAAGTTCTTTTCTTAGACGACCATCAGACTGTAGATTCTCATAACGATTTGTTGCTTTCTTCTTCCACCAGTCTATGATATTTGACAACTCAAACTTATCATAGTTTTCATCTGGTATCAACTTGTCTGTTTTGCAGTTCACATAGTCAATGAAGTTCTTAAAACCATAGTTGGAATAATAGTATCTCTTTTGTTCGGTCAAGTTCTTTGCGTTACTAATTATCTGTTCGAATTTTTCTAGTTCAGGACTATCTTTTAACGCAGATTTGGTTAATGATATTATTTTCATACTGATCTTCAGTTTTCTACTTGAAATGTTGTCATCAACAATTTTACCAACTTTATCTTCAACAAAGTTTTTTAAATCTTCATAGGGTTTACCGTGCATCATAGGCAAAAAGTCTGAATCTGTCAACCCTTGGTATCGAATTAAAGGCTTCATGCCATCATATTGTGAAACTTGTTTGGTACTACCATACAAACTAGTTGTTTCAAAGAGACAAGTTTCCATATCGTATTTTTTATTCAAAAGGTCTCTAATTTGATGAGAACAACAAATGGCAGCCAATAACTTGCCACCAAGATAATTATACCCAAATGGTTGTGATGGTACAATAACGAAACCCATAATTGCAGATTGATTGAATCGTTTGGACCAGTCAGGATTCTGCGTAAAAACTTGTCCAAGAAGATCATTACGAGGCTTACAGTTGATGACTGGTGAACCCAATCGAATGAACCCCACATACTTTCCGGTGTTCTTCTCTTTGATACCAACTCTGATCTGTTTACCTACTGGTTGAATGTTCACATGGGAACTGGTAATTGACAAAAGTGTTTCCCATGTTTCATTTGGTGTTTCCTCAATAATAAAATCCATGTCTGCTGGTGCCATGGAGAAGTCTGAGAATAGATCATCTTCTGGTGGAAATAATGATGTGGGAATTTCTGATAATGCATTTAACTTTTGATCACGCATATATTCATCAATGCGACCAAAGTTACCAAAATAATCCTCAAAGACCTTTGCACAATGCAAAGCATCATCAACACTTAATTTCATACTTTGAATCCCTCAAAGCTTTTCTTTTCAGCATTACCAAAAGTGTTCAATGGTTTGTCGTTACCTTTGTGACCAGAATCTACAATATTACTTTGTGCTGATTGTTCAATATCATATAACTTCATTTTGGCTCTATCAATTCCAACTGTGAATCTCTTGTGAAAAGTTGGATCATTATATCGATTCTTCAATTGTTTCACCATGATTTGACCAAGTTGGTCTAAATCTTCTGATGAAATGAAAGCAAACATTAAGTCTGCTGTCGCAGGTAAGCCAAACGACTCTGAAGTATCTTCCAGTCCCGGATCACTTGATGTATACCCGCTTCTAGTGGTTTGGGTCGCACTAACAATAGGTACATTGAATTCCACAGCCAGTCCCCGTAGCTCTTCAGCAATTGCTTTGACGTAGGTGTACGAGTTAATAGAAGCGCCAGGTTTAATCCTAGCAGAACAGCAAATGTTAAGATAATCAACAAAAATAATATCGGGAACAAAAGAACGCTTAAGATTAAGTTCATTTAATAAAGTTCTAAAGTGAATTACTGAAGCTGATGCGGTTGGATATTCTTTGATAATTAATTTGCCCGTTGTTTTATCACGGACACGATTGACCTTCTTATCGTATATATCTTTCGGCAATTCTTGAAGATCACCAATATCAACATTCAAAAGATTTGCATCAATACGTTCTGCAATCTTTTCTTCGGACATTTCTAACGTGAGGTAAAGAACATTTTTACCTTGAACCATACAGCCAGCGGCAACATGGCACATAAAAAGAGACTTGCCAACACCAGTGCCAGCAAGGGCGATATTAAGAGTTTTATTTGGAAGGCCACCTTTTGTAATCTTGTTAAAATAGTCCAAGTCAAAGGGTATTCTTTCTTCTTTTCTGTGATAGAATTCAAATCGTTCATCAGAGTTCTCCAAATAGTCATGGCCAACAGAGTTATCGAAACTTACAGATAGAGCGTCCGATAATATCTTGGGAATCTGACCTTTGTCGTGTTGTTTGTCTTTCCCGTCAAGAATAGAAATCGACCCAAGTACTGCGTTGTATATTGCTTTCTCTTGACAGAACTTTTCGGTTTTATCAACAAGCCATTGAATTTCGGAACTTGTTTCTTTATTAGATCCAATTTCTTGGAGATAAGTTTCGCACTTCTGTAATTCATCATCTGTAATATTAGTCTTTTCTTTGATGGTAATACTAAGTGCTTCAATTGTTGGCGCTTTATTATAAGTTTGCGTGAATGATGTAATTTCATTGTAAACTAACTTCTCAACATTTGTAGAAAAATATTCTCTCTTTAAAAATTCAATATGAACCGCTTGTGCATCATTTTCTGGTACATGAAATTGATAATCTATTCCTAATACCATTGCATTTGCATAATCACTAACGTTCAGTTCTGTCTCGCTGCTCATTTCTTTTCTCCTGTATTGTCTTTTCACCCCAAATTTTTCTTGGATTTCCACACAAAGAACAATCGGAATTTCCACAATCAGCCCAATGTTTTTTGGCGAATCGATGTATACTGTCTACAATTACACCATATGCTTTGGCAAAATAATCATCACTCATCATCTGATCCATTTATTGTTTCAACTTCAAAGGTTTCTTGTACATCTTCATCTTTGATAATATCTGTTGCAGCAACACGATATTTGTTTTCAACAAATTCACGAAACTTTTTATCTTTCAATATTGACATCCAAAAGTCTTTGCTGTCAACATCTTTGATTCTATATTTTTTATCTTCGATTTCACCAGTCTTTACATCAACCTTACTGTACCAACCGTTGGATGGTTTAATAACGTGACCAGATTCGAGTGCAATATCAAGTAGACCAGACCAACGGCTAATGCCACCATCAAAAGATACAGTAACAGGAATCTTTGATTTTTCTTTAACATAACGAGATTTTTCAACATTGATAATAAAGTTGTAACCGACAATTTCTGTTCCTTCCTTTTCTTGTTGTCGACCAATAATAAAAATATTATCGGCTGAATAATAAGAACCGGTGCCACCACCAACAATATCTTTAGGGAACATTCCAATTTCTTTGTAGGTATGATTGACTACAATCATTGGTATATCTTTCAATGATAAGTGTGGTGTGACCATACGAAATAAACTTTTAACTTGTTTTGCACGAGACATATCTGCAACAGATTTTTGTTCTAAGGCATCTTCAACTTCTT